GACACCAGACGGCAGTGTGAATGTTTTTAGTAACAGCAATGTCAGCATCCGAGCCCAACAAGATTTAAATTTGCACGCCGACAATAACATAAACATTACCAGTGGCAACACTTTGAAAATCAGTTCAGCAAAATATTTCTTAAACGAGACACAACACTATCAACTAACGGCCACGAAAAACTATGCTTTGAATGCTGGAAACGTGGGAGTCAAAAGCAGTACAACTCTGTTGATGGAAGCAATCACAGGCGGTTGGAAAACGTCTGCAGATATAGTACTAAAAGGCAGAAAAATATATTTAAACACCAGTACACCTGCTTCACCGTTGACCAATAGGCCGTTGGAGTTTTATCAACAGGCCAATGTAGAATACGACAACAACACAAAACTCTGGAAAACATCCAGCACATTGTTCGAAAGCCTATCACCGTTTGCACCCACTCACGAACCATGGACCAGACAAACTGGCAAACTCAAAAAGAACACAGGCAAAATTGTTCCGCCTAAAGCACAAACACCAGGAAAAACATAATGTCCAACGCCGGTATAACAAGTGCAAACAATTTTACAGTCACAAGTCCTGCCAACAGAGAAGTGCTAGGAAATATTGGTTCGCCACGCGGTGTTGGGCTAGACAAAATCAGACCCAACATTGAAACCCTTACAAAATTTGAAACAAAATGTATTCAAGTGCAATTAAGCAGCTTAGAAAGCAACATCAATGCCAACCTGGTCAATCTTGGCGTACCGCAACTGGGACCTTTTGTGGCCAACATCAATGCCAACACTGTGGTTTCGCATGCAAACACATATTTTAGCAATGTGGCCACGCTGATTATTACCAACAGTGATCACAGTGACATAAGATTGGGCATGGTAGCCAACATACGCAGCCCCAGTGTTGGTGCATTTGGCAGCAACACCATGGTAATCAAAAAGTCCCAAGGCGGCAATATCGGCTCGGGCAACTTTGTGCCGGGATTTACGTACAGGATTACCAGTATAGGAACCACAGATTTTACATTGTTTGGACTAGAAGGCAATGTGGCCAATGTGGTAATTGGCAACATATTTGTAGCCAATGCAGCCGGAAACGGCACAGGCACAGCATTTTTGACCAACAATCAAATCATGCTGGGCAGCAATCACACCGTCAGCGGCGATGTTACATTTGCAATATCACCATTGAAGCTGGGCAAGTACCAAAATTCCGAGTGGCTGTTGACCAGATACGGATACAAAAATCCTGACGGCACCTGGACTGCTCGGGATGGGGTAGACACCAATGAAGTGTTTGTGGCGGCCACAGAAGTGCAAGACGCCATAATGAATGATTTCATACAAGAACAGTACAGCGAGTTGATCAAGGCCGGCGCCATTAGAGATGGTGACAGCAAAGAAGTCATAGCCGGCATGCTGGCACTGGCCTATCAATATCAAGATTTAGGGTATCCACCTTTGAATCAAAATCCACGCAACTCTGATGGCACTATCAATTTGGTCAATTATTCTATAGCCACAAAAGCCAATGTGTGGCGTAACACCGGGCAAACCGTTGACAGTCAAGGACGCCCCGGTCACATTTACTTCAACGGTGGTCGTTACGCGATTCGCACATTAGGTGCAGATACACCAGAATAAATACAAACATGGCTATAACTAGATACCGCGGCTTCAGCACTATAGATCAGTTTAAAAAATTTAGATTGACCGATCTTGAGTTGATCAAACGCGACCTACTGAATCACTTTGCTATAAGAAAAGGCGAAAAACTCATGAATCCAGAGTTTGGCAGTATCATCTGGAACATTTTGTTTGAGCCGTTGAGTGCAGATGTCAAAGCGTTGGTTGTTGAAGATATACAACGAGTGGTCAGTTATGATCCTAGGGTGCGAGTGGATGACGTTTTGATTGACCAGTTTGAATACGGTCTACAGGTACAAATTGAAATGACATTTTTGCCTGACGATCTAAGCGATGTACTGATACTGCAATTCAATAAAGAGTTGAACACTGTAGTAGCTGCTTAAAAGTACCACTTTATTATTTCCATAAATACAAAACACGGGTATTGAGTATGGCTATTACAACAAGACAAACAAGTTTACTGGTCCAACAAGATTGGACAAAGATATATCAAACTTTCAGAGAAGCTGATTTCCAAAGTTTTGACTACGAAACTTTGCGTAAATCCATGATCGAGTACTTGCGTACTTACTATCCTGAAGATTTCAACGATTTTACCGACAGTTCAGAATACATCGCGCTGATTGACCTAATAGCTTTTTTAGGGCAAAGCTTGGCATTCAGAGCCGATCTAAATGCTAGAGAAAACTTTTTAGATACCGCGGAACGTAGAGACAGCATACTTAAACTGGCAAGATTGATCAGTTACAATCCCAAAAGAAGCACGCCTGCTTCGGGATTTTTAAAATTTGACAGTGTGAGCACCACAGAAACACTGTTTGACAGCACCGGTATCAATCTAAGCAATGTTATTATCAGCTGGAACGATAGCACAAATGAAAATTGGCTAGAACAGTTTACAGCAATAATCAACGCAGCCCTGGTATCCAATCAAGCAGTTGGCAAGCCAGGTGCCACAAAAAATCTAAACGGTATCAGGACAGATGAATACGCGGTGGACATAATTGGTGGAATCACACCCACATACCCATTCAGCACCAGCATTGCCGGTGTAACATATCCATTTGAGGCAGTCAGCGCAACGTCATTGGATCAAGAATACATTTACGAAGCAGCTCCCAGCACATCGGCTGCATTTAATATACTTTACAGAAACGACAATCAAGGCAACTCCAGCAACAACACTGGGTATTTTTTCTACTTCAAACAAGGCACCTTGAATTCATTGGATTTTAACATCACGGAAAGTTTGAACAATAGAATAGTGAATGTTAATTTTGACAACATCAACAACACCGACGTATGGTTGTACAGTTTGACCAGCAGTGACAACTTGGACACACTGTGGACTCAGGTGCCTGCAGTAAACGGCATCAACGTGATTTATAACAATACCGACGAAAGAAACTTGTACAGTGTTGCCTCTAGAGCCAACGACCAAATTGACTTGGTTTTTGGTGACGGTTCTTTTACCAATATACCTGTGGGCAATTTCAGAGTGTTTTACCGAACAGGCAACAATCTCACCTACAAGATCACGCCAGACGAAATGTCAGGTATCACTATTGTGCTGCCTTATAGAGGTCGAACAGGTCGCGCAGAAACACTCACAGTGAGAGCCAGCCTACAGTACACAGTGACAAATGCAATATCAAGAGAAAGTCTTGATGAAATCAGAACAAAAGCACCACAACAGTACTATACACAAAATCGTATGGTCACTGGCGAAGATTACAATGTGTTGCCTTACACTTCGTTCAACAATATTTTAAAGTTAAAGGCAGTAAATCGCACCAGTTCAGGAGTCAGTAGATACCTTGATGTGATTGATGCCACTGGAAAATACAGCAGCACAAACATATTTGCCGAAGACGGTATCATATACAAAGAAAACTATGACGAAACTGAAGTGTTCCAGTTTACCAGCAGCACCGAAGTCAATGCCATTGTTAGAAACACTTTAAAACCTTTAATATCAAGTATCACAACCAGACACCTGTATTATGACACTGCCACACGCTACAGTCCCTTGGGATCGCCTATTGTGGCCACCAGCATGGCGGCAGGCACCACTTACAAAATCATAAGCTTGGGCACAACAACATTTACCAGCTTTGGTGCATCTGAAAACACTGTGGGCACAATATTCACAGCTACCGCAGTGGGTACCGGTACTGGCACAGTGGCCACAGTGGGAGTATGGACTCAGTCTGGATCCAGTTCGGGTCGCAGCACCGGCACTTTTACCAGTCCCAACTACACATTTCTAGTACAAGGCAGTTTAGTAAAATTCATTGCACCAGCTGGAAAATATTTTGATGCACAAAATCAGCTACAGACAGGTACGCCAGAAACAGAATATCAACGTACCAGTCTATGGGCCAGCATAATAAACTATGACAGCCCCGGCCTCACATCAGTGGCTACATTAAGTGTGATTGTACCCACTGGAGCCATTGTTAGCGAAATCATTCCAGTATTTGCCAACGATTGGTCAGAATCGTTAATCAACAGTATTATCTTGCAAATCCTAAGCTTCAAGACCTTTGGACTAAGATACGACATACCCACCATGAGCTGGAAGATTATTGAAAGTCAAAATCTTGGCAGTGGTAATTTTAGTTTGGCCAATGCAGGCAGCACTGCTGGCACAGGTGCAGACAACAGTTGGTTTGTTAGCCTGTCTTTTGCCAATGGTGAATACAGTGCAGTCAGCCGCGGTATAGATTATTATTTCCAAAGTGAAAGAGAAACAAGATTTTACTTTGACCCTGATGTAAGAGTGTATGACAGTAGAACAGCAACTACCTTGGTTGATTTTATCAAGGTACTAAGAATCAACACAGAACCAGATTCAAGCAATGCGTTGTTTTATAGTCAATCTTATAGAATTTGGGACCGTGCCATTGGTGCTGACGGAATAGACGACAACAGAAAAATCAAAATAACTTTTCCCGATGACAACTTGGACGAAGTGCCCGATGATCCAGACTTGTTTTTAGAATTGGTTGATCCTGCTGTCAATCCCGAAAACAAAAATGTTTATTTTGTCGAGTCAATTGATCAGTATAATTTTTTACGCTACGATCCAGTTGACCCAACTACAATTGTAAGTGCATACCAGACCAAATCTAGTATATTAGACAATATCACGTTGTATGCGGACGGCACTATTTTTTACGCTGTGCTTGGCGATGCATCGGTGCCAGCCGAAAACGGACCCACATTTTATCAGTCTGAAGGAGTAAAATTAAACGTACTAACCAACTATATTGCAAGAGTGGGTAGACAAAGTTTGAAATTCCAATACAAACACAATGCTCCTAACAACAGAAGAATTGATCCAAGTCCCAACAACCTAATTGACTTTTACATATTGACCAAGTCATATTCCAATGATTATTTTGCTTACCTAACTGATACCAGCAACAAAGTGGCAGAACCTGTAGCACCCACTATTGCAGACTTAAAAACAGAGTTTGGATCAATTGAGGCATTGAAAACAATCAGTGACAGTATCATTTACAATCCGGCTGTGTTCAAACCGCTGTTCGGCAGCAAGGCAGCGGCAGCTTTACGAGCCACTTTTAAAGTGATCAAAAATCCAAATTTGACAATCAGTGACAACGAAGTAAAAAGCCAAGTTATTGCAGCAGTTAATGCCTACTTTGATATCAACAACTGGGATTTTGGTGAAACATTTTACTTCAGCGAACTGAGTGCATATTTGCACACTTCACTGGTCCCTTATGTGAGCAGTATTGTGATAGTACCTTCAAACACTGACAGTAGATTTGGAACTTTATATCAAATAAACGCAGACCCAGACGAGATACTGGTCAGCGCAGCCACAGTAGATAATGTACAGATTATACCTGCAATCACAGCAGCTCAATTGAATATGAT